GGGTATACCCTCGAACCTTGCGGAAGGTCTACGATCTCGCCGCCTCGGTCATGGATCATTGCCACGCCGCCCTTCCAGTTGTTCGTGCCTTTGTAAAGCTGCGGTATTGTTGGTATATTGATGCCGAACGATTTCCCGCCCAACACCGGCACCCAATCCGGTATTGTGACATTGATTTTGTTTAAAGCGGAAATTGCGCCGTTTATAATGCCTATGACCGCGTTGATCGGTGCCTTGCAGATTGCCGCGAACGTATCAAAAATGCCCTTGAAAATACTCTTTACGCCTTCCCATGCCTGCCGCCAATTTCCGGTAAATACGCCCGAAATAAAGGTTATCAGCCCATCGAAAACGGTCAATACCCCGCTTATAATTGATGTAATGGTGTTTACTGCTGCGGAAATTGCGCCCTTAATTGCCCCAAACGCAACCTTTACAACCGGTACAATGATATTCATTGCTTTTTTTATGGCTCCGGCAATAAAGTTAAATGCCGCACTTGCCACCGCCTTAAACGCCGTAATGACCGCGCCCGCCGCGCTGCAGGTGCTGCTTACCTTTTTACCGAAAATATTTGCTATTACGGTTGCCAGTGCCTTAACCACTTTCCCGATCGCATTAAATACGGTGCTGAATATTGTTTTTAATCCGTTTATGATGCTGCCTACCCGCGTTTTGATATTGTTGACCGCCTGGCTGAATTTCTTCATGTCAACGCCGCACTTGGTTAGCACATTCTTGATCGCATTTCCTAAAGCCGTAAAAATGCTTTTTACGATATTCAGATTTTTAAAGGAATTAACCGCCCCTTTTACCGTGTTGGCTATCAGCTTAAACGGTGCCTTTATGATGTTTACCAAACCGGATAATGCGCCGCTTGCTATGGTTTTCAGTCCATTCAGTGCGCCCTTCCAATCTCCGGTAAACACTCCCTTTACAAACTGTGCCACGCCTTTAAAAATCGTCTTTATATTTTCGATCAGCGGCTTTATAGCCTGCACAAAACCGCTAATATATCCTTTTGCAGCACCGATCGCAATATCCCACGCGCTCGCCACCGCATCGAACACACCCGCAATTTTTTTAACAACGCTTTCCGGCAGGAAAGTAGAGAACGCGCCCACAACAAAATTTTTGATAGCGTTTATCTTTGCCTTAAATATATTGCCTATGGTGTCTACAATGCCGCCTGCTGCCGTCTGAAACCCTTTTAGGGCTGTTTCTGCATCGCCGCTGAATATTCCCTTTAACATTGTGCCGATGCCCTTAAATACCGTTGTAATTCCCCCGAATATCTTCTTAACATCTTGCACAAGCCCGCCAAACATTGCCTTTATTCCCGATACTGCCGCCTTTATTGCCGGCAATGCGGTATCAAAAGCCTTTGTTAATCCTTCCGCTATATCGGGCGGGAAAATGTTTTTAAGGCTGTTTCTAAAGCCCTGCGCCGCATTATCCCAATTACCGGCAAATGCGCCGGTAAAGAAACTTAACAGCGCATCAAATACCTGTAACCCCTTGTCAACCGCTGTTACAATGCCGTCAAAAGCTGCCACTGTGCCACCTACAAGCGTTTCCAGTATGCCGCCTGCCTCTGCTGCGCCCGCCTTTATATCGCCTGCAAATTCTTTCTTAAATATCCCCGCTACGGACTTACACAAGCCGCTTATTTTCCCCGCTATGCTGCCGATCGTGTTCCCGATTGATGTAAACTTGTTTTTAAAGCCCTCAACCGAAAAGCCCGCCTTTTCAAACGCATTTTTAAACCAACTGCCAACGCCCTGCAGAAAACCTTTGACTTTATCCCAATTTTTTATAATCAAAAATGCCGCTAAAGCGATTGCAGCCAGTACGCCGATCACTATTCCTGCGGGGCTTGTGATAACGCCCATGATGCCGCCAAAATTCGCTATTGTCTTTGTGATCGTTCCAAATATCCGCTGCGCGGTTCCTACCGCTGTAACAACTTTTCCAAAAACCATTACCACCGGACCGATCGCCGCCGCAATCGCCGCAAATTTTACAATAGCATTGACCTGCCCTTCGCTCAAATTATTCAGTTTGTCACCAACTTTACCAATAATTCCTGCAACCTTATCAAATGCCGGTGTTAATGCCGCGCCAAACTGTATTAGTGAATTTTTTATTTTATTGAACGATATGTTCATTCGTTCCGTTGGTGTCAACATTTTTTCGTATGCTGTTTGTGCCATTCCTGCCGCATCGCCCATTTGCCCCAATACTTTAGCAAAGTCTGCTGATCCTTTTCCCGCAAGTACCGTAACACTGTTTAACGCCTCTGTTGATCCAAACAGCTTTGCCATTGTTTCGGCGTTCCCGCCAGTCTTTTCTTTTATTTCATCTAGGAATTTAGCCCAACCTACGCTTTGCAGGTGTGCTGATGAAAAATCTAATCCTAGTTGCTGCGCTGTTTTGCTTGCATCTGCTGAAGGTTTTAGAATATTGCTATACGCCGCCTTTAATCCGGTTACTGCCTCGCTTGTTGCAATACCGTTTTTTGTAAGTACCGCAATACTGCCAAATAATTCTTCTGTTGATACATTAAGGCTTGACGCAATCGGGATTACTTTTCCCATGCTGCTCGCCATATCTCCGAAAGATGTTTTACCAAAATTTTGTGCAAGTAGCATCTGATCGCTAATCTCTGCCGCCTTGCTTGCCTCAAAACCATAGGCATTTAATACCGTTGTCAATCCGTCTACCGCTGTTGTGGTATCTGTAAAGCCGCCTTTTGCGGCTTTTACTGCTGTGCTTACAAAATCAACACTCGCCGCCGTATCAACTCCCGCCGATATTGCTTGATACTGCGCCTCCGCTATGTCTGTAACCCCTACACCTACGGCATTTGAAAGATCAATAACCTGCTCTTTCAATGCCGTCATAGGCGTGTTGGTTGTATCTGCAATAGTTCCTACTTTTGCCATAGCATTTTCAAAATCATTGCTCATTTTTATAGCTGCGGTTGCTACTCCCGCGATCGGGAGGGTTACTGCCTTTGTCAATGTGGCACCGGCGTTTGCTATCGTTTTACCGGCGTTTTGGATCTGCTTTCCGGCTTTTATCGCCTCATTCCCCATTTGGCGCATACTCTGTATGACTTCCCTTGAAGGTCTTGTGAAACCGTCAATAAATTGTATTGCCGTACTGATAACCCTGCCCACATTAACCACCTCCGATCGCTTTTTGTATTTCTTTGTTTTCTTCCGCTTTATCCCTCATTTCCTGCCGCATATACGCCCGCGCTATGCGCTTTTGTCCTTCCGGCAGGCTCATGTATTCAAACGGTTTCCAATTTTTAAAGCGATAGTGAAGATAATCCATATTTACCTCCCTATCGCTTTCAATTAGTTTTTTACTTCTTTATCCGTTGTTTCTTCATCGTTGAAACCGCTTAACTTTGCGATCTCTGTTGAGATTTTATTGATCTCGCCCTTGAAAATCTTCTTTGCCGCATCTGCCGGTGTCGCAACACCCAAATGCTTTAATAAAGCCTCGTCTTTCAGATCCGGATCCACGATGCCCGCCGCTGCGATTTTGGCGTTGGTTGAAAATGCCCTGCCATAATCAACCTCCCCTTTATCGTCTAACCCGCTTGCAGACAAGCCGCCGAAAAGATCGCCTTCCACCGCCTGTATGGTTACTTTTGCATCGGCTCCCAAAAGTTTTGATAACTGCCTGCTTGGGATCTCTTTCCGCTCGATCTTGTCAAATTCCTTTTTGTCTACCGCTAACAGCTTTTCAACCAAATTCATTTTTTCTATTCTCCTTTACATAAAAATAAGGGCGTACCCCGCGCCCTCTGCCTCATGGTTCCCTTGTTTAGATTGCCTGCAGCACTTCCCAATCATCAAATGTGAAACTATAACTTTCCTCTCCCATTTTCCCCGCCTCCCAATCCGCAAGGATCAGCTTATCGAAAAGACAGTTATATAACGCCACGCGCTCCGCGCCTAAAGCGTCCGGATCCTTTACGTTGGAAACGATCGTGCAGGTCATCATCTTACCCCGCTTAAAATACTCGCTCATTTTTTTCATAATGG